TGGTCTCAGAGTAGGTAAAGATGTATATGACGCAGATCAACCGCAAAATTTTTTAGGTCGGTACAAGATAAGTGACCCACAAGCGTTAGAAAATCCTAGACCTACTGGAGCTATTTCTGGTAGGGGGGTATATGGGTTTGATCCTGTGGGGGATGGCAATGTAGATTTTGAAGGGCCGTCTAGCACTAAGGTTAATATGATTGTAGGCACAGTTAGAGTTAAGATAGGGTAATTATGGATATTATAGATCAACCTTTACCACCGCCCCCATCAGCTACGGGGACTGCCCCTACTACGCCTACTTCCCCTGTTGTGCCGCCACAAGAACCTGTACAACCTCCTCAACAAACACAGTATCAACAGTACAACCCCTATAGCTTTTTTACTCAACAGTTTAGGTCTCCTTTTGGAGGTTATGGATTAGGTAGTTATGGTATGTCACCTATGGGTTATGGCGGTGGTTATGGCGGAAATTATGGTGGAGGTTATGGTATGTCGTCTATGGGGTATGGCGGGGGTTATGGTATGTCACCTATGGGGTACGGCGGAAGTTATGGATTAAATAGTTATGGTATGTCACCTATGGGGTATGGTGGGGGTTACGGGGGATATGGTGGTTTTGGCGGGCTTATGTCCTTATTTGGCGGGTATAGATAATGAATTACACAAATTTAGTACAAGCAATAAAAGATTATACGGAAAACACTGAAACTTCGTTTGTGACTCATATTGATGAGATTATTAAACAAGCTGAACAACGTATATATAATGAAGTACAAATACCTAATTTACGGAAAAATTCTACAGGTACTACTACTTCCAGCAATACTTATTTGCAAACCCCTTCTGATTTTTTAGCCCCGTATTCTTTAGCGGTTTTAAACAGTAGCAGTAATTATTCCTATCTTCTTAATAAAGATGTCAACTGGATACGGGAAGCGTATAACAATTCTTCTACCACTGGGCTCCCTAAATATTATGCTCTTTTTGATGATGATACTTTTATTTTAGCCCCAACTCCAGATGCTACCTATACTGTAGAATTACATTACTATTATTACCCAACGTCTATAGTTTCCGCTGCTACTACTTGGTTAGGGGATAATTATGAGCAAGTGTTGTTATATGGATGTCTATTGGAAGCATATACCTATATGAAAGGTGATGTCGATTTAATGACTCTGTATAAAAGCCGTTATGATGAAGGGATGAAACAATTAAAAATGCTTGGGGATGGTAAGGATAGGCGGGATACCTATAGATCTGGGCAAGTTAGATACGAGGTGGCTTAATGCTGGATTCTTCGTTTAACAGCCATGTAGGTAAAGTTTCTGTTGCTACTACTTCTTTTCGGGGTATGACTCCTGAAGAATTAGCGGATATGGCAATGGAAAAAATTTTATTTGTTGGGGATACATGCCCTCCGGTGATTAAAGACCAAGCCAGAGCCTTCCAAAAACAAGTGCGAGATATTATAATAATATATTTAAAACAAGCGGTTAAAAGCGACAGGACTACATTAATTAATGAACTAAATCAGGCTGGATTACATGATGCAGCGGCGGTTATTAGGAGACTTTAATGGCTATTACACAGGCAATATGTACTTCATTTAAAAAAGAATTATTAAATGGGGCGCATGATTTTGATTTATCATCAGGGGATACCTTTAAGTTAGCCTTATATACATCTTCTGCTTCTTTGGATGCAAGCACTACTGCATACTCCGCTACTAATGAAGCCACTGGGACTAATTACACGGCTGGAGGAGCTACACTAACAAAAGTAGACCCCGCTACTTCAGGAACTACAGCTTATGTAGATTTTGCGGATTTAGTTTTTTCCACAGTTACTATTACCGCTAGAGGCGCAATAATTTATAATACAACTCCTAATACTACTTCTTTGTCTTTAACAAATCCTACTGTACTTATATTGGATTTCGGTGCTGATAAGTCCGCTACTGCGGGGGATTTTACCATTCAGTTTCCTACAGCTAGTGCGACAGCAGCTATATTAAGGTTAGCATAGGGGTGAATAATTATGGCATTTGTTTTAGCGGATAGGGTAAGGGAGTCTACAACCACTACAGGTACAGGGGCAGTAACTTTAGCGGGGGCCGCAACAGGGTATCAAACTTTTTCTGATGGTATTGGGTCTACCAATACTACTTATTACGCTATTGCTCATCAAACTGCTAGTGAATGGGAAGTTGGTCTTGGTACTGTAGGTTCAGGTACATTAACTAGGACTACTGTTCTTAAATCTAGTAATTCCGATAGTGCTGTTGATTTTGCTTCTGGAACTAAAGACGTATTTGTTACCTACCCTGCTGAAAAAGCAGTAACTCTTACGGATACCCAGACGCTTACTAATAAAACCATTGACGCAAGCCAACTAACAGGCACGGTAGCTAATGCTAGGCTAGACGCACAGTTGCAGGATGTTGCAGGTTTAGGGGTAACAGACGGTAATTTTATTGTAGGGAATGGGTCTAATTTTGTAGCAGAAAGTGGTTCTACAGCTAGGACTTCTTTAGGTTTAGGATCATCTTCTACCCAAGACACAGGTATATCCAATAATAACGTACCTAAATTTACGTCTGGTGTAGCGGATGATGATTTTCTTAGGGTAGACGGCACAGCTATAGAAGGACGTAGTGCCAGTGAGGTTTTAAGTGATATAGGGGCTCAAGCTAGTGATGCTCAACTTACTGATATTGCTGGCCTTGCTGTATCTGATGGTAATTTTATTGTAGGTGACGGGTCTAATTGGGTTGCGGAATCTGGAGCTACAGCTAGGACTTCTTTAGGTTTAGGATCAGCCGCCACTCAAGATACAGGTATATCTAATAATAACGTACCTAAATTTACGTCAGGAGCGGCAGATAACGACTTTCTTAGAATTGATGGTACGGCTATCGAGGGGCGTAGTGCTAGTGAGGTGCTTAGTGACATAGGCGCACAGGCAAGTGACGCTCAATTAACGGATATTGCAGGGTTAGCAGTTTCGGATGGCAACTTTATAGTAGGTGATGGGTCTAATTGGGTCGCAGAATCGGGGGCTACTGCAAGGACTTCTTTAGGTCTGGGGTCTGCTGCTACACAGGATACGGGTATATCTAATAATAATGTACCTAAATTTACGTCTGGTGTAGCAGATGATGACTTTTTAAGGGTAGCTGGAACCACCATAGAGGGTAGGTCAGCTTCTGAAGTGCTTGGTGATATTGGCGGGCAGGGGGTATTGACTACTGATGGGGCTTCTCTTCCTTGGGGGGTTAATTCGGAAATAACACTCGCACATGTACATGATACAGGGCTTACGCTAACAAATACTATTGCGGATACCGACAATCGACCTGTCGTACTCAATCTTAAAAGTGAAGAGGATGCTATTGTAGCTGACGATGTTATTGGGAGTTTACGGTTTACTGGGGGAGATTCGGGCGGTACGGATGCTGTCCTTACCGCAGCTTCGGTTGATGCTGTAGCTACAGATACACATGCTTCAGACAATAACGCTACCAAATTAAGTTTTAAAACAGGGGCTTCTGAGGCCGCAACCGAGAAGATGACTATCAGTGCTGTGGGTGACGTTAATATGAAAAACACAGCTACGGGGGACGATACCCCAATGACTCTAACACTTCAGACCGGAGAAACAGATATTGCGGCTGACGATAAACTTGGGGTAATCAATTTTCAAGCTCCTGATGAAGGTACAGGTACAGATGCTGTCCTAGTTGCTGCTGGACTAGAAGCTGTTAGTGAAGGGGATTTTAGCAGTAGTAGCAATGCAACATCATTAATATTTAAAACCGGGTCAAGTGAAGCCGCTGCTGAAAAAGTTCGTATTTCCTCAGAAGGGAACCTGCTTGTTAACAACGCTGTCGAGGCTGGTCGGACACATATTATTGCCACAACCACAGCTAACGACGACGGTAAATGGACGCTAAAATTAGCCAATACATCAACCAACACGGACGGTACGGGGCCTTATGGCTTATTTGTGCATTATCCTAATGCCACGCCCGACAACAATAGCACTAACGACTTTTTCTTTGCTTCAGACGCTACTGCGGCAAGATTTATGATAATTTCAAGTGGTGATTTTTGGACAGCCGATGGTGGGTGGGTAGATTCAGATGAAACTTTGAAAGAGAACATTACGGATGCTACCGCTAAGTTAGCAGATGTAGAACGGTTAAGGGTGCGTAATTTTAACTGGAGGGAAAGTCATCACCCTTCAATGTCTGATAAAAAATTAATCGGATTTGTAGCACAAGAAATTGAGCAAGTATTTCCCGGATTAGTTCAATCACATGACATCAATCCGCAGGGGAAAGACGGCACAACAAACATGAAAAAGGGAGTAAAAGCATCGGCCCTCGTACCGATTTTAACCAAAGCAATTCAAGAACTTAGTGCGAAAGTAACTGCGTTAGAGGCACGGGTAGATACGCTGGAAGGGTAATGAATAATGTCGTGTTCAGCAGTTACCATGTTTTTTGAGATTTTATTTACGGTACTTGCGGGTATCGCATTAGTTTGTTTAGCAATAGCACTTATATACGCAATACATTTTACTAATATGGATAAATAAATGTTCGGAACTGCACAATATTCTTCGTCAGCATTTGCCGCAGTTGATCCTACATTTATGGGTGTTAGCGTATCTGGGTCAGCTAGTACGACTGGTATAAGTAGTGTTACTGTAACTGGAGCAGGAAATGTAACCCTTACAGGTAATAGGTTTGTTGCATCAATAGGGGAAGTATCCCTTAAAATAGATTTTGATGCTGCTGTAACAGGTATTTCAACTACAGTAAGTACTAATGATGTATTGATATGGCAAATTATAGGTGACGGGGAGTCTGCTAGTTGGAGTGGAATTAGTGAAGGGCCGTCTGGTGGATGGTCGGAAGTAAGTAACGGTTCGTCTGTCAGTTGGAGTGAAGTCAGTGCCGGGCCTTCTGGTGGATGGACTGAAGTAAGTGATGCGAGTACAATTTGGACAGAAATAGACCCATAAATTTATATATTTAGGAACTTAAATGGCTAGTACATATTCAGACAGATTACGGATAGAACTTATAGGATCAGGCGACCAGTCTGGTACATGGGGAACTACCACTAATACCAATCTTGGGACTCTTTTAGAAGAATCCATAGCGGGGGTTGCAGCGGTATCCATGACGGATGCTAATTACACTCTAACCGCTAATAACGGGTCTACAGATGAAGCCCGACAAATGATTGTTCAACTTAGCGGGTCTTTAACAGCAGATCGTAATGTTATATGTCCCACCAAAGAAAAGTTGTATGTAGTTAAAAATGGCACTAGTGGTAGTAAAGATATTGTGTTTAAGACCTCTACAGGTACAGGTGTTACTGTACAAAACGGTAATAAAATGCTGTTGTATTGTGATGGTACAAATGTAGTAGAAGGTCTTTCCGCTATAGGTAGCACCCTTATTGGGTCTAACGGAAGTGTCACTATGAAGGAAACTCAGACTAGTGACGATACCCCGATGACGTTGCTTCTGCAAACAGGTGAAACAGACATTGCTGCTGCTGATGTGTTAGGAAAAATTCAATTCCAAGCTCCTGATGAAGGTACAGGTACAGACGCAATATTGGTAGCGGCAGAGGTAGCGGCGATTTCGGAAGGGGATTTTAGTAGTTCTTCTAATGCTACGAAACTATCATTTAAAACGGGGGCTTCAGAAGCGGCCACTGAAAAAATGTCTATTAGCAGTGTTGGAAACGTCACTATGAAACAAACCGCTACAGGCGATGATACTCCAATAACACTGCTTCTGCAGACGGGCGAGACAGACATTGCCGCAGATGACGTACTTGGCAAAATACAATTTCAAGCTCCTGATGAAGGTACAGGTACAGATGCGATATTAGTAGCTGCAGAGGTAGCTGCAATTTCTGAAGGGGATTTCTCTAGCAGTAGTAATGCAACCTCGTTGGTATTTAAAACGGGAGCGTCTGAGGCTGCAGCGGAAAAAGCCCGGATAAAGTCCGATGGAACCTTCCTTGTAAACAGTTCCGGTGAAAGCGGTAGGGTACATATTTTAAGCACTACCACTGCTAATGATGATGGAAAATGGGCTGTAAAAGTTATTAACACTTCTACTAATACCGATTCTACTGGCCCCTATGGGCTATGGGTCAATTACCCTAATGCTTCTCCTGATAACAACTCAACAAACGACTTTTTCTTTGCAAGTGACTCTACGGCGGCTAGATTCATAGTTGCTCCATCTGGGGATATTTGGACATCCGATGGGGGTTGGATTGATAGTGATAGAAATCTTAAAGAAAATATCATTGATGCTTCAGGTAAGTTAGCTGATGTTTTGAAGTTAAAAGTGCGAAATTTCAATTGGAAGGCATCACATCACCCTTCTTATTCCGATAGAAAACTAATTGGTTTTATCGCACAGGAAGTAGAAGAGGTGTTTCCGGGGCTTGTTGACGAACATAATATTAATCCTGACCGTAATAGTGAGGAGCCTAATATGACTAAAGGCATTAAAACAACTGCCTTGGTTCCTATACTTACTAAAGCATTGCAAGAATTAAGTGAGCAAGTTACAGAATTAAAAATTGAAAATGCTGCTATGGTTAACCGCATAGACGCTTTGGAGTCAGGGGGAAATTAATGAGATTACAGGATATAAAAGCTACAGAAACATACCCTACTTATGATTTAAACATATGGGCTAAAAAACCAGAAGCCCGTGCTAGATTAGTAGAATGTGTAGTTTGTCCTGAATACATACCAGATTTAGGTATATGTAATAAAGGTAACTATTTAGCATCAATACGAGTTAGGTTAGGTATAGCCGAATGTCCGATTGGAAAATGGAGTAGTACTGACAACAGACAAATAGATGAATACTATTTATAAATATCCTCTTGTCGAAGTTACTTGGGATGACGCAGAGTCTGATGACGGGTGGGATGAACCCCCTGCCAAATTAGAACCTGCAATAGTAACTACGGTAGGGTTTTTAATTAAAGAGACAGATGCACATATATTAATAGCAAGTACGTATGACGGAAACCATACTAACGCTAGGATACAAATACCTAAATCAATCATTGTGAAACAGAAAATTATTGCAACTACTAAGAAAAAACGACGAAAGGCTAGACGGCTTAATAAGCCACCAGATGAAGGGATATTCTAAGTGATAGATCCGATTACCGCTTTTGCTGCTGCCCAAGGTGCTGTAAAAGGAATAAAAGCCGCTATAAAACTTGGGAAAGATGTAGGCGAAATCGGAGGACAGTTACAATCGTTTTTTGAAAATAAAGACATAGTAACTAAAGCTGCTGATAAAGATAAAAAAGCAGCTAAAAAGAAGAACATTGAACAACAAGCCCTAGCTAACGTAATGAAGGCTAGGCAGTTACGAGAAGCAGAAGCACAACTTAAAGAGACTCTTTACTGGTCGGGAAATGCCGATTTATACCATGAGATTTTAGATGAACGAGCAAAACTAACCAGAGAAAGAAAATTAGCTGAAGCAAGAGCAATAGCTAAAAGGAAATTGCTTATAGATAAAATAGCTACGGGTATAGGAATTGTGTTTATTTTAGGTGTAGGTTTTGGAAGTGTTTGGTACATAGGAAATAAAATTTACGAAATGGGTGTTGCAGCGGGGAGGTGGTAATTATGAAAACAATAGTGCATGTAAACCAGCATATTATTAAGCAGAATCAGAAAACAGGAGAACGTAATCCAGTGTTAACAGTAAAGACATATAAAACTAATGTTTATGCCCATGAAGTGGTTCTTAAAGGGGATAGTAAAGTGGTATATTCTCCTGATAAACCTTTAAGTTGCGGGGCTAGGGTCTGGATTGAAACGCAATCCCCCGTAGATATTATTAGTTAATGACCAGCCCTTTTGTTGTAGGAGTTGATGAATTGGTAGGCAAACGATTGGAACCGGAAAGTAGATACGCAATCCATGACCTTGATGGGGATGGTGTTGTTAGTGATGAGGAGCTTCGTAGAGAAGAACGTATGATGCGTATGGAAAACGCCGATCAGATGGCTGACCAGCAGCGAAAAATGTGTTGGGTTTCTCTCATTGCGGTGATTATTAGCGTTTTTGTCGTAATGACTCCTTTAGTAAACGTAGAAAAGCTACCTTTGCTAACACCATTTCTGACTACTTTTTGTGTAAGTAACATGGGCATTATTGGGGCATTTATGGCGACATCGGTTTGGAAAAGAAATGGTAATAGCGATGGGAAGTAATTGGTACGCATATATGGATGAATTTGGAATTTGGAGAGCAACAAACGACTCTTGGACAATCCCAAATAATACACGGGTGCGTAATAACTTTCAGTCGGAAGAAGAGGCTAAACAGTGGATAAGTAGGGAGAAAAAAGATGTGGACTAGTTTGTTAGGGCCGGTAGCTAATATTGTAGGTTCATTTGTTGAATCTAGGGTTGAAAAGCAAAAAGGTAAAACGAAAGTCGCTGTGGCTAAAGCGGAGGCCGAGGCGGAAGTGTATAAACAAACAGCTTTGCAAGAAGGCAACTGGGATAAGATTATGGCTCAAGGGTCGCAGCAAAGTTTAAAGGACGAATGGCTAACAATTTTATTCAGTATCCCACTAATTTTGGCTTTTATACCGGGGGCAGAGGGTATTGTCCAGAATGGCTTTGAACAACTAGAGATGATGCCCTCATGGTATCAATATAGTTTAGGTATAATCGTAGCGGCCTCATTTGGGGTGAGAAGTGCTACTAAATTCTTTGGGAAAAGATAATGTGGAAAGATTCTAAATTAGCTAAAAGTCTTACTTTTATTACTTATCTTGTAGTTCTTATAGGAGTGCTACATATTGCGGGGGCTTTATATAAATCTAAATTAGCGTGGGCAGAAACTCTTACAGATTATTGTAAAGGGCGGGGATTTTTAGCTATGGAAATTGCTAGGTCTATTGACGTAGGGCTCCCTTTAGATAATATTAACCTAGCGTGGCTTAATGTCCCTAAAACATATCAAGAGAAAATAGATCGCCAGTTTTGGGTGTTTACATTAAAACAAGAAGTTGATGAATTAATATCTGAAGGTGTACTTACAAGCAGGATAAAAGACCGGGTATATCAAACATGTATAAATAATGAAGGGGCTACTCGTATGAGCCCTAATGGGACTTCAATATGAAACTTACTAAAAACTTTACATTGGAAGAACTTACAGCATCGGGTACAGCTACTAGATTAGGTATAGACAATGAGCCTAATGATGTGCAATTAAGTAATTTAAGACGACTGGCTTATATGTTGCAGGAGTTACGAAACATGTTTGATGCGCCTATCCTTATAAATTCCGGCTTTAGATGCAAACGGCTCAATGATGCGGTTGGAAGCAAAGATACCTCGCAGCATCTAAAAGCGTGCGCGGCTGATATACGTGTATCAGGGTATGCCCCTAGAGAAGCAGTTGAAAAAATAATAGAGTCAGGCATACCATACGACCAAGTTATAAATGAATATGATAGTTGGGTGCATATATCAGTACCTAATGAAGGTGGGGTGGAACCCCGTAAAAATGCATTAATAATAGATAAAAAAGGTGTAAGGCCATTTGCTTAGGTAATAATAATGTCAAAAATTTTACGAGCGTTAGAAACAAAATATGAAGCGGAGATAGCTGCAGCGCAAGCTAATATAGATATATACTTGCATAATTCTGTAGGGATTGGGGAACATTCTGATTTAGTGCAAGCAGTTGATTCGCAGATAGAAAAAATGGCTGCAGCAGAAGAAAAACTACATATTTTAAGAGCGACTTATCCAAATGCTACAGAAACTTCAATTTAAACCCGGAATAAACAGGGAAGTTAGTAATTACACTAACGAAGGTGGGTGGTATACCGCTGATAAAATTCGTTTTCGTGCAGGATTTCCAGAACAAATAGGAGGGTGGAATCGAGTATCCGCTAATCAGTTTGCTGGAGTTGCCCGTAATCTTATTAATTGGAATGCTTTAGATGGGGATGATTTAACTGGAGTTGGAACAAATATTAAGTACTATATAGAAGAAGGGGGTACATTTAATGACATAACTCCTCTTCGTGCTTCTACTACAAATTCAACTACTTTTGCTGCTACGAATGGGTCTTCTGTCGTAACTGTAACCGAATCTGCTCACGGAGCTGCATCTGGAGATTATGTAACTTTTTCCAATGCTGTATCTTTAGGGGGTAACGTCACAGCGGCTATTCTTAATGCGGAACATGAAGTAACTACAGTTTTAACAAATAACACCTACACTATAACCGTCAGTGTTACGGCTAATGCTTCTGATTCTGGTAATGGGGGAAGTGCTACAGATGCCGCTTACCAATTAAACATCGGCCCTGATGTATTTAACTTTGCTTCTGGATGGGGTGCAGGTACATGGCCTGATTATGCAACAGTATCTTTAAGTAATCCTTTTAACACAGCGGAAGATAGTTCCACCGTTACTGTTAATAGTACTGGGCATGGGTTATCTACAGGCGATTTTGTTTATTTCGCTTCTATAGGAACGCCGTTTGCAATTAGTGGAGATAGTCGAGCCGCAATTAATTGTACTGAAGTAATGCTCAAGGCTTTTTATATAACTAAAGTAAATAACGATTCATATACTGTGTCTTTAGCTAGTATCGGGGGTAAAACCTATACAGTTGATGATGATGGTACAGGCGTAGGAGGAACAGTTTCTCTTTACACTAAAGCAACTACTACTTCTACATGGGGTACTACCGGGGTTTCCAATTTAGCCCAACAACTTAGATTATGGACAAGTAGCACCTTTGGAGAGGATTTAGTATTTAATGTATACGAAGGGGGTATTTTTTACTGGGATAAATCTGGCGGGTTTACCCGTGCTGTTACTTTAGCGTCCCTTACAGGTTCTAACGCTCCTACTCAAGTCATATGTAGTTTGGTGTCCGATCAGTCTAGGCATGTAATTGCTTTTGGATGCAATAACTTAGGGGGTTCAGGTGCTTTTGACCCATTACAGGTACGATGGTCTGATACAGAAGATGCAGGGGATTGGGTTCCTACAGCTACAAATACTTCAGGAGATTACCGCTTAGATAAAGGAAGTAAGATTATTGGGGTAACTCAGACCCGTCAGGAAATTCTAATATTCACCGATGGCGCAGTCTATTCCATGCAGTATGTAGGGTTTCCTTATGTGTTTACATTTACTTTACTTGCTGAAAACGTATCGTTAGTTTCCCCTAATGCTGTCATGACAGCAAATAATTTAGTGTATTGGATGGGCGACGGTAAATTTTATGTGTATGATGGACAAGTAAGGGTGTTGCCATCTACGTTACGTTCCTATGTATATGACAACAGAAACGCAGAACAAGACTTTCAAATATTTGCAGGAGGAAACCAAGGATTTAGTGAAGTATGGTGGTTTTACTGTTCAGGTACATCTACTACTGTAGATTCCTACGTCATATATAACTACTTAGATAATATTTGGTATTTCGGCAGTTTAGCAAGAAGTGCTTGGCTCGACAGTGCAATAAAAAATAACCCCATAGCCGCAGATTACAATAAACGATTATTAAACCATGAAGTTGGTGTTGACGATGCTTCTGGCTCGTCCTCCGCTACCCTATCTTCTTATATAGAATCTTCGGATTTTGATATTGGAGATGGAGAGCGTTTTGGGTATGTATGGCGGATAATTCCTGATATTAATTTTTCAGGTTCTTCTGTAAGTACTCCGGGCGTTACTATGACTTTAACCCCTCGTAATTTTTCCGGTGCGTCTTATACTACTGAGACTGCAAAATCTGTAAACGCAACGGCTATTTCCCCTACACAACTTTATACAAATCAAGTAAATGTAAGGGTGCGTGGAAGACAAATGAAGTTTAGAATAGATGGTAGTTCATTACTAGGAACTAAATGGCAGTTAGGTACGCCACGTATGGATATTAGAACGGATGGGAAACAATAATGGCAGTTCCTGTACTACCTATACCACCAGATCAGTATAATAAGGTTCACTTTAACGAACTAAATCGGGTTCTAAGACTATTTTTTACGTCAGTAGATAACCCACAAGTTCTTAGAACTGCAAGAATACAAGTGCTTGATAGTGAAGGAGATGCTATTATAGATGCCCAGATGGATGCAAGTTCTGGCAAAACCCATATTATACTAACGGATTTACCAACATCTTCGTCAGGATTAACAACAGGTACTATTTATAACGATAGTGGAACTTTGAAAGTAGCGTAATTATGGAAAATACTACACCGCTCGTAGCACAAGGATTAGCAAGTAAAGGTAGATATGGGGACTCCATGCTCGTACACATGGCTCCTTCGGAAGTTGCAGGGATAGCTTCTTTAGCTCCGGGGGAAATGACTATAAACCCTGACACGGGTTTGCCAGAAGCTTTTAAATTTAAAGACTTTTTACGTATAGCCTTACCTATTGCGGGGTCTATGGTTTTGCCCGGTATGGCGGCTGCTGGTGCTGGTATTGGGTCTAAAGCTATGTTATCGGGTGTAGGTTCTGCAGGGGGTACATTATTAGCTGGCGGCGATATACAAGATGCGTTAACTTCAGGCATAACTGCTGGTTTAGGG